TTAGAAACTTATGATCCTGAATTAACTACGTTAGGGTCAGGTAATGTCATAGGAAGAGGGCACATTGCTGGCGTTGCGGTGGCCGTAGAGGGCTGGTCAGGCTATTATCCGATAGGTCATGAGGGTGGTGGAAATATGGATAAAAAGCTCGTTTTAGAGTGGGTCCAAGATCTAGTAAATCAAGAGAAAACTACCTTTATATTTCACAATGCTATGTATGATGTCTGTTGGTTAAGACAGGCTGGTATAAAAATTAGAGGTAAGATTGTTGACACTATGATTGCAGCGTCTTTAATAGATGAGAATAGATTATCTTATGCATTAAACACGTTGGCTAAATTTTATGTAGGCATGGGTAAGAATGAAACATTATTAAATGAAGCAGCAAAAAGTTATTCAGTAAATCCTAAATCAGAAATGTATAAACTTCCTGCTATGTATGTAGGTGAGTATGCTGAACGTGATGCTGAAGCTACATTAAAGTTATGGCAAAGATTAATTGTTGAACTTCATAACCAAGAACTAATGGATGTATTTAACCTGGAGACAAAATTATTTCCTTGTCTAGTTGATATGAGATTCAAAGGTGTAAGAGTTGATCTTGAACATGCAGACAAATTAAAGAAAAATTTAATGGAACGCGAAGCTAAAATTATTAGTAAAATCAAAGAGTTAACAGGAGTTGATGTAGAAATACACGCAGCCCGAAGTATAGCAAAAGCTTTTGACAAATTAAAACTTCCATATGACAGGACAGAAAAAAGTAACGAGCCTAGCTTTACAAAAAACTTTTTACAAAATCATCCTCATGAGTTAGCAAGATCAATTGCAGATGCAAGAGAGATTAACAAAGCGCATACAACTTTTATAGATTCAATTACAAAACATTCTGCTAATGGTAGAATCCATGCAGACATAAATCAAATAAGATCAGATCAAGGCGGAACGGTGACAGGTAGATTCTCTATGAGCAATCCAAACTTACAGCAGATTCCAGCGAGGCATCCGGAACTCGGACCGATGATTAGATCTATATTTATTCCAGAAGAAAATACAACGTGGGGATCATTTGACTATTCACAACAAGAGCCCAGAATTTTAGTACATTACGCAAAACTACAAAACTTAGAAGGCGTAGATGAAATTGTAAATGCATATAATCAAGGCGACGCAGACTTTCACCAGGTTGTTGCAGACATGGCAGGTATTGAACGTAAGCAAGCAAAAACTATTAACCTTGGACTTATGTATGGTATGGGTAAAAATAAATTAATGGCAGAACTAGGTTTGATGAAAGAATCTGCAGAAAAATTAATTAGACAGTATCATGCAAAGGCTCCGTTTGTAAAAAAACTTATGGATAATGTAACTCGTAAAGCAGAGGACAGAGGTAAGATTAGAACTTTAGGTGGCAGAGCATGTCACTTTGATTTGTGGCAGCCTACACAGTTTGGTATATTTAAACCTCTACCATTAGAAATGGCTAGAAAAGAATATGATGAACCATTAAAACGTGCGTTTACATACAAAGCCTTAAATAAATTAATACAGGGATCAGCAGCTGATATGACAAAAAAATCCATGGTAGCTCTATATGAAAATGGTATAATACCTCACATACAGATTCACGATGAGGTAGATATTTCTGTAGAATCTGATAAAAAAGCAGAACAAATAATTGAAATTATGGAGTCTGCAGTAGAATTAAAAGTACCTAATAAAGTAGATTATGAACAAGGTAAAAACTGGGGTGAAATAAAAGGTTAATGGCTTATTTAAATGCGAACACACCAACTATATATGCACAAGTAAGAAGGGAATATTTATATGATTGTAAAAAACATCATGGAGAAGTTGAAGACTGTATTATCTTTGGTCTTACTAGCATGGGGGGCCGTGCTATATTATTTCATGCTCTTATGGGTAACGGTGCAATATTTTATCGCCTACCAATTAGCGCGTTTATTCAAAAGGGATTTGACCCGGCCAGAGTGCCCACAAGACGACTTGATGAGTTGGAGCTTTGGAATTGTTTTTCTTACTATCCTACTGTCACTCATTGGGCTATCTTAAGCGCAGCTTCAGGTTATTACTTTGGTAAAGATAAGAAAAAGCATTACGGATCATATTTATTTACTGTTGACTGGGGTCACCCAGATGCTAATATACTCGATACCGATCATTCGGAGATACCACACGAACATAAGTGTGCACACATAATTGCTTTAGATGATGGCAATTATGCAGCCCAACCAAACAATAGATGTATTTGGGACTTACCTTCTTTTACCGTGAAAGATAATATTCCGGATTGGAAAGTACAAACTAACGAATGGAACGTAGAAGATTCTGGTAAATGGAGAACTTCAGATACAGATGATTTCTTTTACGAGATAGAGGAAAAAAAAGATGATTGATAAAATAAAAAGCAAAGCAATGAATTACTGGTCACACAACAAAATTGAATGTGTGGTATTCGCAGTTTTAATTGCTGCATTAATTCTAAAATAATTTAAGTTTAAATTTTATGGAGTACGCTAGGATGGATTACAGATTTACAGCGGTGCTTATAATAATGTTAACTCTATTAGCATTTTGTGGAGGACCACATGTCCAATAAACCACTTAACATATCTGAATCCGCTGCTGTACAGATGCCGATGAAAACGGTTGCTAGCCTTATAATTCTTGTTGGAATGGGCGTGCTCGGCTACACAGAGCTGACGGCGAGGTTGGTATCGTTAGAAACATCAAGAGAATTATTTACAAATGATTTGCTTAAAAAAAGTGAGCAGGTGCCCACGGACCAGGAACAACATTTTTTGATCGAGGATCTTTATAAAACCGTAGAGAAAATGGAAGAGACTCAAGAGATGAACATGACTAACAAGGTTAATATAGAATTTTTAAGAGAACAATTAGATAAAGCATTAGAAGATATAGAGGGATTAAAAGATAAAGTAAGAGAAAATGGAAAGAGTTACTAGGAAAATATTTGATTACATCTACGAGATGAAAAGAACGCTAACAAATAAACGTTTAGCAAAAGATTTAAGAAAAGAAGTAGAAACAGGTAAGCATGGTACACAAAAATATGTACTAAAGCAAGGTCCCAACAAAGGTAAAACATTATGACAGAGTTAATCGTGGCCTTACTTATGATTATCAACGGAGAGATCAAGGAACACAGAATACAAGAATCAATGTCTCAATGTTTAAAGGGCAAGCGCATCGCGATGAGAACGAATAAAAATAATAACATTATTTATCAATGTATCAAGTCGATGGCCGAACTCGAGTCGAACATAGATGGTAGCAAAAGTATCAAAAAACTTATTCTTGAGTAAAAGAAACCCAATTGCCAGGACTTTAAAAACCTTTACACAAAAGATTGTACCTGATAAAAAAAAATATGACCGTAAAAAAATCAAAAAACCCATTTCCATTCAAGACTGAAGTTGTTACCGGTGAATGTGATGCGTGTAAGTTAACTACATTGTTAGTTGGTATTGATGGTACTTTTTATCGTTGTATAAGTTGTGGAGAAGATCTTGAACAAAAAGTAAATGGTGTAATCAAATATATTAAAGTTGATAGACACACAGATCTCACAGCTCATGGCAAAGATTAAATTTACACATTTTATACCAAGAGATAAGCCTAAAAAAAGAGGGCCTCGACAACATAAAAAAAATCTCAATAAGGGAGAGAAGCGTCAAAAGAAACAAACGCGCTATAAAGGTCAAGGTTAAATATGAAATTTTTATTAACGGTTTATATCTGCTCTGCAATGAGTGGAGAATGTTACACTAACAAAGATTATCCAAAAGTATTTCCAGATCATCACGATTGCATACGTGCAGGTTTATCTGAGTCTTATGAAATTATATATGCAGAAGGAAATTTTACTAAAGAAGAAATAAATAATAATCAATTATATCCTAAATTTACATGTATTCCTGCAAAAGATGAGGGTAAAATAGTTACTTAATTGTCTGCCGGAGCTTAGAAAGCTCACGGCAAACAAAAGGTGTGAGAAGAGATCTTCAGAATACACCAAAAAATATTTTCTTGCAACACTTGATTTATTAATGTAGTTTCCCATATATTAATACAAATAAATACAAATGAAAGTGAGAAAATAATGGCAGATCCTGCAAAATTTAAGTCGGTTAGTGTATCCGTATCGACTTATAAAATACTAAAATATCTTGGAGACGGAAAAATTACAGATGCAGATTTAACTGTAAGTAAAACAATTGAAAGTCTAGCGAAAAAAGAAGGTAAAAAACATGGATACAAAAACGGAAAAGCGTAAAACTATTTGCCCACAATGTAAGGGCAATGGCTATGTTAGAGCTCTTGTTGAAGAAGGTAGAGAAGAGTTGATAGCTGATTGTAATAAGTGTGATAACCAAGGAGAGTTAAATGACTGAACTAAAAGACGAACATTTTGAAGTTATAAGTGAGAATAGAGGAAGAGAACACGAAAAGAAAAATTATAGACCTCTATCCCATGATCTATTTATTGAAGAAAGTTTAATAGATGGTCAAGGTTTATTTGCATCAACAGATATACCTAAAGGAACTGATCTAGGTATTTGTCATTATCAAATAGAAAAAGATAAGATGAGTCCGGTTGAATTAATAAGAACACCACTTGGTGGATTTATTAATCATGAGCCACTTGTCTATAACAATATGGAAGAGAAGAAAGAACTTTCTGGTCCTAATTGTGAGAAAATAAAATCTAGACCCGATGGTGCAAAGACTGAATGGAATCTCGTAACGCGTAAGGATATTAAAGCAGGTGAAGAGTTAACTATTCACTATAGCTTTTACAAAATATAATGGACGACAGAGGACCCGCAGATCTAGAAAGAAGAATAGATGATCTTAAAAAAAGAGTTGATCATTATGAATCTTTAGATAAACAAGAACTCATTGACAATCTAACTATGACTAAAGCTCAGTTACTTACAGCGGAGAAAGAAATAGATAGACTCAATGAGTATGTCCAAGTAATGGAGTTAGAAGAAATATCTAAAAAGTTATAATGACTGATGATGAAGAAGAAAAGATTCTAAAAGATTTAAATCCCAAAGAAGCAATAGATATCTCTACAGTTATAAATACCCATCACATTGCACCTAATCAATATTTTATGTTTAGAACCGGTGGACCACATTTTTTTAGTAAATGTAAAAATAAAGAACTTGTCAATGCCAAATATTTAGATCTGTCTTGGCCATTTATTTATAATACTAAAGGTTCAAAAAATAGAATAATCACTGGAAGCATTGCTAAAAGTAAAGCTACGTCAGGTTATGTTTATTGTAAACTTCATGACGCTAGTGAAAAAAGAGAAATGCAAGACTTTAGAAATGCTGCTAAAAAAAATATTAGAGAAGTTTATAAAGAACATGAATTTCTTATGCATCGGTTGGTAGCTTTTGCTTTTGTACCTAATGATGATCCAAACAAAACAATAGTAGATCATATAAATGGTAACCGTTGTGATTATAAAATAACAAATTTAAAATGGGAAACATTGAAAGGAAACTCGAGAGGGTCTGCCGGACAATCATCAGATCCAGACGCTGTCTATGAAATAGTAAACCAAACACTTTGGTTTCATGGTAAGATGGGTGAGTATGAGGGCGCTAAAGAATTATATAATAAACATAAGGAACAAGCGGTCAAACAATTAAATTTTTTTGAAATATTTGAAAAGGAGTTAAAAGATGAAACACAATAACTGTTTTATATACCCGAAGACGGTACGCGAAGCAATTGATGGTAAACGTCATTATGATACCGGTAAAGAAAAACTACCGAGTGTTACGACTATATTATCAGCTACACAAGATCCGGAGAAGGCTAAGAGTCTGCAAGCATGGCGTGATCGTATTGGCGAGGCCAGCGCGACGCGGATCGTTGATGAAGCAGCAGCCCGTGGAACTGCAATGCACAAAATATTAGAAAGGTATGTTGGTGAACAAGGTTATTTAGATCTAACACAAGTAGGACTGAACGCACATAATATGGCCGTTAGAGTCATAGAGCAGGGTTTATGTAATGTTTCTGAGTATTATGGTATCGAATGTACTCTTTTCTATCCAGGGCTATATGCAGGTCAAACAGACATGGTTGGGATTCACAAAGGCCAAGACGCTATTATAGATTTTAAACAAACAAACAAACCTAAAAAAGCAGAATGGATAACAGATTATAAACTTCAATTAGCAGCTTATGCTATGGCACATAACTATATGCACAAAACAGAAATAACCAAGGGTGTGATTATGATGTGTAGCAAAGATAATTATTATCAAGAGTTTGTAGTTGAAGGTAATGAGTTTAAAGAATATCAACATAAATGGTTAGGAAAGGTGAGTGAATATTATGAACATAAAAGAAAAAATGACAAAGCTAGACAGTCTAGCGAGAGCAGTGAAGAATGCGCCGAGTCCGGGGATGAAACAAATTTGGACGGATAAATGGTATTCTTTAGTTAAAGAATATGCGAAAACAATACAGAGTATGCAGGTATCTAAACCTGATCCATACAATGAACACTTAAATAAAACAAAGGGAGAACGTTAAATGAGCATGCGTGTAAGAGATTTGCAACAATACCTTGGCAAATTTACAGAAAATGAAAAAGGTACAGCAATATCTAATTGTCATATTTATATAGAAACACACGACGGACATTTAGAAGAAATTAGAAGAATTGAAATACAAGAAAATAATATCATAGGTCATCCAGAACCAACAAGAATGGTTTTGAAGAGTGAGAACATTGAGAGATGGAAATCATTAACCTTTAGACAGAGTTAAGTTATCCCCAGGGATAGGGGTGGAAGCGAGAGTGGAAGCCCCATTAAACACTTGACATTATCCTAGAATATCCTATATAGAAACTACTGAAAGCTCAAGGGCGTCCAAATCTTGCCGATGGCATTTCCCTGTACGTTAGCGATGACCGCAAGGTAGCAACCTGGAGTTTGGCCGGCTGTGAGTACGTCGACGGAAAGCAGCTGGTTTGATATGAACTTAGAATCATTCTAAAGTAATTGTGGCAATAATATGACAACTGCAGTTTTATGCGGGTTTTTGATCTGTGCCATACATAAGTAGAATCTTGGGGGTATAAGTTTTTTTTTCTATCAAAAAAAAGTCGGTGGCACAGTGGCACAAAGGGTGTTTTTGGCTTATTAGTGTTGGTATTAGCAAGTAATAGCTGTGCCAGAGGGTCGATTTACAGTGGCACACCGTGGCACAACATACTGTTTTACGCCAATTCTATGTACTCTGCGCGCGGGGATTTTTTTGTTTTCAAAAATAAAAAATTTGCCTAAATATTTCTCTTATAGTAAAAAATCTGTATGCCAAAATCCAGAAAGAAATCTAAGTATAGACATGTTGTAATTAAGAATAAAAAATATTATTTTTATTCTATAACATGGTTGGATATCACAGGTGACAGCGGGCACGCTACATCAGAGGAGTTTACAAAGTTTAATCCAAGTGTTATGATTACACAGGCTTATTTATTTAACAAAGATAAAAAAAATGTTAAAACATTTGCCAGTTACGAAGAGAATGAGGAATTATTCTCTGATAGAAATGTATTCCCAATTGGGTGTATAATTAAAATGGAGAAAATAAACATATGAAAAAATTAAAACCATTACCAAAAGGTAAAAAATCAAAGGGATTAAAAAAACTCCCTAAACAAGTTAGAAATAAGATGGGCTTTCTTAAAAAAGGTGGCAAAGTTAAATAATGGCTAAACTATGTCCAGCAGGCAAAGCTGCCGCAAAGAAAAAATTTGACGTTTATCCCAGTGCATATGCAAATATTTGGGCTTCTAAATATTGCAAAGGCAAAGTAGGTCGTAAGAAAATGAAAAGTGGTGGACTTACTAGCAAAGGCATGGGCTGTGCAATTAGATGAGCGGTCTAAAAAAATGGTTAGATGATAAATGGGTTGACATAGGTGCACCTAAAAAAAATGGTAAGTATCAACCATGTGGAAGAAAATCTGCCAAAGGTTCAAAAAGAAAATATCCAAAATGTGTACCTCTAGCAAAAGCAAGATCAATGAGCTCATCACAAAAAGCATCTGCAGTAAGAAGAAAGAGAGCAGTATCTAACAAAGGACCAAAACCAACCAATGTTTCAACATTCGCAAAGAGAAAGAAATGAAGTCTAAAAAATTTAGATTCGATGGTAGATCAAGACCAACTAATGATACCTACAAAGAAAACTTTAATAGAATTTTTAATCCTACCTTGGTTAAAAATATGCCTAATGTTAAGTGGAAAGAAATCCCACCAGTCAAAGGACCCGACCCTCAAGGAGTTAAATCTGGCACTACTATTTCAAGAAAAAAAATTTAATTTAGCTTTTTTATATTTTCTGGTATCTCAGATTCTTCTGTGTGGATGTCTACTGC